CCCCAAGGGACCGCTTACGCGATCTTCAGTTCCACCGCAGTCTTCGTGCGGAGGGCACGGGTGCCGACCATACGCCGACCGATGAGCAGGGTGCCCTGCTTCTCCGGCTGATCGACGACCTGGAAGCCCAGGTCCTGCACGACCACCGACGCCGCAGCGTAGGGGGTGAAGACGATGCCGCGGGTGTTGGTGTAGTCGCCACGGTAGTAGGCCGGGATCGACGTGTTGTTGGTGTCGTTCTGGCCGAAGACGCGCGAGGCGACGTTGCTCTTCATGATCCAGACGTCGTCCAGCGTGGTGAGGCTGAACTTCTGGATCGTGCCGGCGCCGCCGTTGTAGTCACGCGACAGGGCGCGGTCCGAGCGGGCGATCATGTACCACTGCGCCGGCAGGAGGACGCCATAGACCGGCTGCGAGTCCACGGGGACGCGCTTGGTGTCCATCGCTTCCTTGGCCTGCGAGACACCGTCGATCAGGGTCTGCGCCGTGGTGGCGAAGCCGGCCGAGGTGAGCTGCGTGCCGCCGCTGTCGCCCACGAAGAGCGCGCCGCCGCGGGCCGCCTTGATGACCGCACGCATGACGTTGGCATCGTAATGCTCCGCCAGCTCGCGGCCGATGGCCTCGGTGTACGGGCTGCGGATTTCGACGTCGAACAGCGTCTCGTCGATGTCCGGGATGAAGACCGAGCTGATGAGCTTGTCGTCCGGCGAGATGGTCACGTCCTGCGACGCGATCTGGCCGCCGGTGATCTCCACGCCGGGGGTGTGGTATTCGGCGCTCGCGTTCCAGAAGGCCGGGAACTTGACGCTCTTGGCGCCCGAGAGCGACTGCGTCTTGTGCTTATCGGCCATGATCGTGGTGGCGTCATACGCCGTCAGGACTTCGCCGCCGCGCACATCGAGCATCAGCTCGTATGCATCGGTGCCGCCCTGACGCTGAGCAGCGCGCGAAGGAATGGAATTTGCCATGGTAATTTAGTCTTTCTGGAGGTAGGGTTTCGGTGAGCCCATTCGTCCTTCAGGTCCGTGCGGTGACGGAGGTTGTCCCCTCAGGGAGCCTCACTCGTCCGGATTGTCTTTCGGCAGCTAGGGTGGGTGGGACGGCTAGATCAGCCGCCCCCTTCTTGTTCTCGCACTAGCGGCCGAAGGGGCCGGAGCGAGGCGTGACGCTCTTCACGGTGCCCGCCTTGCGGGAGCGCTGGAGCTTCTGGATTGCCTTGACGCGGGCCTGGGGATCGCCCGTCTTGTCCGCGTTCTTCATGTCAGCGAGGTACTCGTCCTTGGACGTGTAGACGTCGCCGTAGTCGCCACCACCACCGGGGGTACGGAGCCGGCCTTCGCCGGGGTTGACCGTCCGGTAGTCCGCAGCGAGCCGCTGCACGGTCTTGGCGAGGGTCTTCGGGTTCGCCAAGCCGGCGTTGAGGAGGTCGATCTCCTCCTTATCCAGCGTGGCGCCAAAGGCCATCAGCTCATCCAGCGGGATACCGCCGGCGGCTTCCTCTGCCGTCGTGCGGATCGCCGCTTCCTGCGCCTTGACGGCGGCGAGATGGGCGTCGATGGCGGCCTCGGGGATGCCGAGCTTGACGAGAGCCTCACGGCTCTCAGCGGACAGCTCGCCGCCGTTCGCAGCGTAGTCCTCCTGGGCCGCAGTGATAGCCGTGGCGACCGCCTCGTTGCCCGCAGGCTCCTTGGTCTTGGCCGCCTCTTCGGCTTCCTTGCGTTCCCGTTCGGTCTTCTGCTCGGGGGTTTCCTGGGCCTTCGCCTCTTCGGCTTCACGCGCCGCCTTGGCTTCCGGAGTCTCCTCCTGGGTTTCGGCCGGTGGAGCGCCGCGGGTCTTTTCGAGTTCCAGGTAGCTCTTGAGGAGCGCCTCCTGGTTCACTACGCCCTTCTCGGCATCCCAGAACTTCTCCGGGACGGTGTCGGGGCGCTGGGGCTTGCCCTGGTCCTGGGGTCGGAACTCCTGGGCGGGAGCGCCACCGCCGTTACGGCCCTTCTCCGCGAGCGCTAGGGTTTCGGCGGAGAGCTGGGTCTGCTGTTCGGTCTGCTGACCTTCCTGAGCTTCGGTTTCGGTAGCCATACGTTCTCCCTTACTTCAGATTGGTCTGCTTGATGCCGTTGCCGAGGTCGATCTCTTCCGAGACCGTACCCTCCGGCTGCACGTCGATCATGCGGGCTTCATCCACGCCATCCGAGATGACGATCTTGTCCCGCTCGCCGGCCTCGCGGACGTTGTCGCCCGCACGGTCCAGATGGGTGTTGGTCTCGACGACGATACGAACGTCCTCCACACGCTGCGGCCGGAAGGTATCCAGCGTTTCACGACGGGTCTCTGCGATGAACGCATCGCGGACCTGATCTTCCCGCTCCGCCTGGGCGAGGAGGGCTTCCTCTTCGAGCGAGAGCGGCGCCGGTACGGCCGGCAGGAGCTGGTGATCGTCGGCGGCTTCCGGGTCACGGACCTCCGCGGCGACCGGATCGGCCGGCTCCTGGTTCAGGACGACGTCCTTGCGCTCCTCGATCTGGGCGACCGTGGCGTTCTCCTTGCCCGGCTCGATGCTGGTCTGGTCGTTCGACTGTTCCTTCACCGGGTTTTCCTGGGGGACCTCGGCGGGCGAAGCATCGGCCTGACCGACGGGCTCGACCGACTTCTCCTCGGGGAGGGTGTTGGTCTGACGGGCCTGGGCCTTGTTGCTACGGGACATTATTGGTTCTCCTGCTGGAGGGCGCTAACCGCCCCCTTGGCAATCTCAGGGACTGCGCCCATCGCTGCTTGGTTCTGCTGTGCGGCCTGACTCTCCTGAGCCTGCTGCTCCTCGCTCTTGAGCAAGGTGTCGACGTCCTGGACTCCGAAGCCCACGCCTGCTCGGCGCGAGACTTCCGTCAGGTTCACCACGCCAGCCAGCGCCGGGTTCTGGAACCAACCGGACACCGCGGCCATCCAATCCAGGAGGGCACGGGTCTCATGGTTCTGACCGAGGGCACTGAAGCCCGTGATGATAACGGGAGCCACCGAGTCCGGCAGCTTAGGCGCCTTCTTCTGGCGCTCCAGGATGTAGAGGAGGCGGTTCGCGTAGGGACGCTGAACCTCCGCCGACAGCACGGTATAGGTGCCGCCGAGTGCGTCTTCAAGCTCCTGGGCCACAGCCCGTACCTCTTCCGCCGTCACGCGCTCCGCATTGCGGATCGTATTGGCCGGCATGAGGAACGCCTGACTGAGACGCCGCTCGGTGTTCTCGGCAAGCTGCCAGACGACGTTGAAGTCCTGGTTCTTGTCGAGCTGGAGCGTGCCGATGCGGTCAATGAACCCGGTCAGGAAGTCACCGCTCTCCGCTTCTGCCAGCTCCTCCACGTCCACACCCGCGTTGGGGTCGACGATCCGAAGGATGCGGCTCGCCTCGGCGGCGAACTTCACGATGGCCTTGGTCGCATCCTCTAGTGTGAGGAAGTCACCAGCGTATTCGGTGACGTATGATCGACCGTAGTCAGAGCCAGGGACAGCCTGCCAGCGAAGAGCCTGCCATCCGGCCTTGCCAGCCTCAACAGCACCGCGGCTGCCAGGGACTTCCAGCTTGTTGATCTCTTCGTAATGCTCAATCTGATCTCCGATCCTGCGGATGACGGTATAGATCGGGACCTTCTTCTCCTCCTTCGAGGCGTCCTGATCTTCGTCATCACTCTCCAGACCCACTGCCGCACGCACACCTTCCTCCAACTCGGAGGGGTAGATGTCATCCTTGATGACCGCGGTGATGAGGTCACCACTGGCGTTGCGCTGCACGACGTACTGGTCCAGCCGCCACATCCGCATCCGCGAGCCGTCATCCGGGTTGTAGACCAGGACGTTGCCGACGACGACGAGGTGCCGCAGCGCCTCCATCCAGATCGTCCGGGACGCCGACTGTTCCGCAAGGACCATAGAGGCCCGAGAAATCCCCGCGAGGGCGACCTGCACCTTGCCGAGCTGGTCCACGCCCATGGCCTGAGCGGTCGCTGCGTCCACGTCGAGACGGAAGAACGGGCGCTCCGGGGGGAACAGGGTGATGAGGAGCTTGGCCGAGACGTTGTTCACGCCGCGGGCGCCCATGGAAGTCCAGGGCTGCTCTAGGGTATCATGGGGGTCCGAGCCGCCTTCCTCAGGGATGAGGCCGGGGATCGTCACCTTGGCCGCAGCGCGGCCGGCTTCGAGTACCGAGTTGCGCGACTTCACCAGCCGCTGATACAGCCGCTCGGCGTTGCCGGCGGGGTTGTCGGCTTCTGCCATTACGTCACCGCTCCGATCTGGGGCGTCATCGGGTTGAGCGCCATCTGCACCCCGGCCGTCGAGCCGGTCGTCCGGTCAACGCGAAGTGAGCTGCGGCCGATCCGGAGGGAGTTGATGTTCCCTTGGATGCCGTCGAGGAGCGGGTTTCGGAGGACCTGGA